CTCCATGCAAGACATGCGGGACACGTACAACGTGCACGTGCACGGCGTCGCGCCCAGCCCCGTCACCCCGCCGCCCGCGCCGACCTCGAGGATGACCTGACCGGCCATGGCCATCGGGATCGACGCAGAGACGGGCAAGCCCTTGGGCGGCATCGCCCACGTGCGCCAGTCGGCGCGGGACATCCTGCTGACGCCCGTCGGCAGCCGCGTCCTGCTCAGGGACTACGGCAGCAGGCTCATGGACCTGGTCGACCGCCCGGTCGTCCCGGCCCTGCTGGCCGCGATCCAGGCGGAGGCCGCGGACGCGCTGGCCCGCTGGGAGCCGCGGCTGCGCCTGCGCAGCGTGCGCGCGGAGGCCTCCGGGGCCACTGCCGCCGCCGCGGCGGCCGGACACGTCACCCTCTCGCTGGAGGGCCACCTCATCCCGGACGGCACGCCGGTGCGCATCGTGGAGGCCGTCGCGTAGCCTGATGCCCGCCCCGATCGACCTCTCCAAGGTTCCGCTGCCGGCCGTGGTGCAGCAGCTCTCCTTCGAGGACCTCGTCCGGGCCTGGAAGGACCAGGCCCGCGCGGACAACCCGGATCTGGACGGGCTCGACGTCGAGTCCGACCCGACCGCGAAGTGGACGCGCACGGGGGCGTTCCGCGAGGGCCTGCTGCGGCAGCGCATCAACGACGCCGCCGAGGCGTGCATGCTGACCCGGGCCAAGGGCGCGGACCTCGACAACCTCGTCGCCATCTACAACATCAGGCGGGCCGTCGTGACGCCCGCCGACCCGGACGCTAACCCGCCGGTCGAGCAGGTGCTGGAGTCCGACGAGCGCCTGCGCCGCAGGGCCCTGCTGTTCCCGTCCTCAATCTCCACGGCCGGCCCGGAGTCCGCCTACCGCTACCACACGCTGAACGCCTCGCCCCTGGTGCGCGACGTCGCCCTAGCCAACCCGGCCCCGGGCTCGCTGACCGTCACGGTCCTGGCCGAGTCCGGCGACGGCGGCACGGGCGTCGCGGACGCAAACCTGCTCGCGGCGGTCGCCAGTGCCCTGAACGAAGAGAACGTCCGGCCCATGGGGGACGTGCTGACCGTGCAGTCGGCGGTCATCGTGGAGTACGCGATCACGGCGGAAGTGACGATCGGCACGGGCCCGGACTCCGCGACCGTGCTGGCTGCCGCGCGGGCCTCGGTGCGCAAGGCCGCGGACTCCCTGCTCATGCTGGGCCGGGGCGCGCCGCTGTCGGCGCTCTACGCCGCGCTGCACGTGGAGGGCGTGACGAAGGCGTCGCTGACCTCTCCCGCCGCGGACGTCGCGGCGACCGCCGTGCAGGCGGCGCGGGCGACCTCGATCACGGTGAACGCAGCATGAAGGACCTGCTGCCGCCCAACGCGACGCCGCTGGAGCGCGCCGTGGACGGCGCCTCGGTGCGCATCGACAGGATCCGCGTGCCGCTGGCCGACCTGTGGAGCCCGGACCGCTGCCCTCTGCCGCTGCTGCCCTGGCTGGCCGCGACCCTGGGCGTCGAGACCTGGGATCCGGGCTGGCCGGAGGGCATCAAGCGGCGCGCGTGCCGGGAGTCCTTCCTGGTCCATGCCGAAAAGGGGACGCCGGCCGCGGTCAAGCGCGTCCTCAACCAGATCGGCGCGGTCTACGACTACTTCGAGGGCCCCCGGGCCGCCGACCCCGCGCTCAACGCGATGGAGGCCTACGTCTGCATCCTGAACTCGTCGACGGTGGCGCTGAGCGACATCGCCGACATCAGGGCCGCGCTTGACCGCGCCAAGCGGGCCACCGTGCATCTCCAAGTGGTGATCTGCGAGGGCTTCGCGGCCCCGACCCCCCTGGCGGCGGGCTTCGGCGCGCTGCAGGTCGTGCGCTTCGGCACCGAGGGGGCAACGGCGTGAACTTCCGCTGGACGGACGCGGGCCGGGCGGCGCTGTCGTCGGCGGAGCACGTCGGCTTGGCCGCCGTCACGCTGACGCACTTCGCCATCGGCGACGCGCACGGCCCGGGGGGCTCCGCCGACGACGCCCGCACGGCGCTGCGCAACGAGCGCCACCGCGCGCCGCTGACGGGCAGCCAGGCCAACGCCGGCCAGATCGCCGTCCGCGGGGACTTCGCCCCCGACGCCAGCTACGGCATCAGCGAGGCGGGCATCTTCGGCACGCACGGGGATCCGCCCGGCGCTTCCGAGCTGCTGCTGTACTGGACGGCGAACGGCGCGCTGTCCGGACAGGCCGCCGCGGGCACCAGCCTGTCGCTCGTCGCGGTGATCGACCTGACCGCGGCGACCGCGGACGTGAACGTGACGGTGAGCCCGACGATCGTGCTGGGCTCGACCTCGGCGGCGACCGAGCAGGAGTTCGGGACGACGCGCTACGCCACGGACCTGGAGGCGGCCATGGCGTCGGTCAACAACCGCTCGCTCAGCCCCAAGGGCCTGCTCGCGGCGCTGGGCAAGATCCTGGGCAGCCTCTTCACCGGCGGTCCGGCCGACGGCACGAAATACATTCTCGAGGGCGAGGAGGACGGCAAGCTCAAGGTCGTCGAGCGCACCCAGGATTCCTCCACGGCGGCATCCCTCGCGGACCACGGCACGAGGATCGCGGCCGTGGAGGGCAAGACCGGGGACGCTTCGGACTCGGCGAAGGGCATCGTCGAGCTGGCCACGTCCCAGGAGACGAAGACCGGCACGGACACGGCCAGGGCGGTCACGCCGAAGGGGCTGCGGGACGCGGCTCCGGAGACGGTGGCATCGCTGCTGCCCCAAGGGTCGTCCATTGCGCAAGGCAAGCGGTACGTGCTTGAGGGGCTCGCCAACAGCGGCCTGAAGCTGGTCGCGTCGACGGCGCTGCTGGCGTTCTGCGGAGATCTCGACGGGATGGCCCAATCGGCCGTGGTCGTCGGGTCGGCGCTGGAGGTGGACGGCGCTACGGAATGGACGATCCCCGCAACAGGGAAGTGGGGGATCACCGAGATGATCGCGTGGTCCAGCAATCCGCATGGCGACACGACGCGGTCGCAGAGCCAGCTGACGGCGGAGTCGAGGGTCGACTCCCAAGGGAAGTGGGCGGCCATCACAGGCGGAATGTCAATGATCGACTATCGCGGCAAGTTCGCCTCCGCGTGGTGGGGAAGGGCCGACCTTTCGGCCGGGGCTCAGGTCCGCTTCAAGTGGGGCCCGAAAGGACTTGCGCCAGACACGGCCACCGTCGAGCTGGTGGCGCTGAACATCGCGCAGATTTGAGGAGGCTCAAATGGCAACGCAATACCTTCACGGCGTCGAGGTCCTCGAGGTCCCGACCGGCCTCAGGCCCATCGCGCCCTCAGGCGTCACCGCTATCGGCCTGGTGGGCACGTCCTACGGCGTGGCCCACGACGATCTGGCGCTGATCACCGGGCTGGCGGCCGCGAAGGCCAAGTACTCGGAAGAGGGGACGATCCTCAACGCGATCGAGGCCATCTACTCGCAGGGCGCCACGCCCCCCATCGCCGTGGTCCAGGCGATGGACCCGGCGACGGACGTGACCGCCGCCGCGGACGAGAAAATTGTTTGGGGGGCCGTGGGCGACACGGTTTCCCTCGCGCATTCCCGCGTGAGCGGGTTGGCCGTGCGGACCGCCGCCGGCACCGGCGGGGACGCGCTTGTCGAGGGCACGGACTGGAGCCTCGACGCGGATGCGGGGACGCTCACCGTCCTCTCGGTCGCGGACGCCAGCGAGGGCGACACCGTGTACGCGGCCTACAGCTGGCAGGACATCTCGCAGGTCACCGCGAGCGAAGTCGTCGCGGCCGCGGCGAGGCTGGCCGACGCGCAGCCGGTCCTGAACGTCTCTCCCGAGATCCTGATTGCCCCCGGCTTCACCGAGGCGGCTTCCAAGGATGCAGACGAAGCGATCGAGGGCGCCCCCGGGGCGACCGGACTGGCGGCCCTGGCCACGCGCCTGCGGGCGGTCGTGGTCGCGGACGGCCCCGGCACGACGCGCACGGACGCGATCGCCTTCCGCAACGCAATCGACTCGCGGCGCGTGACGGTTGTCGACCCGAAGGTGCAGATCCTCGACTCGGCCGGCGCGAAGGTCACGCGGCCCGCCTCCGGCTACGTCGCGGGCCTCATGGCCCGCAGCGACGCCGACCCGGAGCGCGGCTGGTGGGCCTCGCCCTCGAACCAGCCGCTGCTCGGCCTGGCGGGGACCTCGCGCGCCGTCGGCTTCATCCTGGGCGACGCCAGCAGCGAGGCCAACGCGCTCAACGACGCCGAGGTGACCACGATCATCCGCCAGAACGGCTGGCGGCTGTGGGGCGGGCTCACGTGCTCGTCGGACCGGAAGTGGCGCTTCGTCTCGGTCGTGCGCACCGCGGACAGGATCAACCGGGCGCTGCTCGAGGCGCACCTGTGGGCCGTCGACCGCGGCATCACCCGCACCTACGTCTCGGAGGTCGTCGAGGCGGTCAACGCCTTCCTGCGGAGCCTCATCGCGCAGGGGGCCATCGTCGGCGGGCAGTCCTGGGCGGATGACGAGCTGAACACCGCCGAGTCGGTGCAGGCCGGACGGGTCTTCATCAATTTCGACTTCACGCCGGCCTACCCGGCCGAGCGCGTGACGTTCCGGTCCGCCATCACGGACCGCTACGTCGAGACCATCTTCAGCTAGGCCAAATCTCAGGAGGCATCAGCCATGGCAATCGCAAAGATTCTCCGCAACGTCAACGTCTTCTTCGACGGGCGCGGCTACGCGGGCCGGTTCGACTCGTTCACCCCGCCGAAGCTGACCGTGGCCACGGAAGAGTTCCGGGCCGGGGGCATGGACATGCCGGTCGAGGTCGACATGGGCATGGAGAAGATGGAGGCGAAGTTCGTGACCTCCGCCGCGGACCGCGAGGCGCTCAAGCGGTTCGGCCTGGCGAATGGCGCCGACACGGCGCTGACGCTGCGCGGCGCCCAGCAGGGCAGCGGGGCGGCGGTGGAGGCCGTGGAGCACCACATCCGCGGCCAGGCGAAGGAAGTCGACTGGGGGGACTGGGAGCCCGGCAAGAAGGGCCCCTGCTCGTTCATGGTGAGCGCTTGGTACTACAAGTGCGTCATCGCCGGCGAGACAGTCATCGAGATCGACCCCGAAAACATGAAGCGCGTCATCGGCGGCGTCGACCAGCTGGCGGCGCAGCGCGAGGCGTTGGGGATCTAGGCCAACTGAGGAGGGCCGGAAAGGCGGTCAATCA